CAGTAGCCCGGACTTCTTCAATATCCATACCAACTTGCATTTGTATGAGGTGTCGTTTGAAGAGCTCACAGACCATACCGTCACCAAAGTTAGATTCGATTAGAAGTTTAGTAGCACCATGGCGTTTACCCATCCGAATGATAGATGTAAGGGTGTCATCAGAGTACCCATCTTTGAAGGCTGCCATCTGTCTAACAAAGATGTAACCATTAGCTTGCGAGATAACACAGGCCACAGTCTCGTCTGAGCCACGTCCAGAAGGGTCTACAGAGACGATTGTCTCGTTGTAAGGGCAAATACCCTCATCAATGAACATCGGCCCGTAGAAGCGATCTCCGGGCAGTCCTACGGGGTTAAGGGTTTTGATCATGTATCGGGGATCAGCCGACCAAGCATAACGTTCAGCACATTCATTACCAAGAGAGGTGACGATTAGGTCTTGGAATTTAAGGGGGAACTTCTCAGAGTCAGACAGCGAGGTATCCAGTTGGAACTGGAGCATGAAGTTAGAGCGGCCCATAGCAGCCTCTCGTTCCAGCAGATCTAGGTCAGAGAATCTGCTATCGGTGGGTGCCCATCTTTCCACTCCTTTCTCGATGTCATCAACCAACTGGGGTGCGAGGAGCCCCTCGTAGTTAGTCGTGTTTTTGGGATAACGTGCAGGCCAGACGAAGGGGCGATACGACCTCTCTGCGAGCTTCCTGTAGATGGTAAACGTTGACTGTGGCGTACCAAGGAAAAGAATCCTTGAGTCGTCGTCCGGGGTGAGAATTGATTCACTTTCAGTTACTAGTTGGAGGAGTTTTTCTCGTTGCATATCTGTAGCAGAGTTAGCGGGAACCTCGACGTCATCGAAGATCATCAAGTGGGCACGGGATCCAGTCATCTGCCCAGTAATACCGACGCTTTTCACAGACGGTGCTTGGTGGGGCTTCGCAGGCCCAACATCGAAAGATATCCTCGACCATCTCTGGTCCTTGTCCTGGGGTCCCAGGTAATTCAGCCATGCTATGTCAAGGATTAGTTTTTGACAGAAGATTGAGAAGTTATCAGCACGTTCTTTAGATGCAGAGATAACCATGATCTTTTTATCAGGGTCATTAAATAGAACCCACAACACAAACGCAGCAGTAATCCAAGACTTACCAACACCACGGAAGGCGCTGATCTGGAGACGCTTAGGTCCATGTTGTAGGTACTCAGCAATCGATAGCTGGGCTCTAGTTGGCTTAGGAAGGTCCAGCTCTCGCCAGACCATGGTGAGGAAGACTCTAAAGTCACCCCTCATCTTCAGCTCAAGCTGTTCTAAGTTCATTAAGTTCTTGGGTAGTTATGGATGGGCCGGGTAATCCAGCGAAGGTTCTATTAGGGGTATTAACGTCAATCAGAAGTAAATCCCATTCAACTGGGGGTGTTCCTTGGAAGTTAATGTGATGTTCAATAGAAAAGGCGGGAGGTGTCAATTCAACCCCATCTTCGTCATAGGTGCCTGGGAGCATCTGTACGGGCTCAACCTCATCAATGGCTCTATCATGCGTGTAATGGGTTACAACGCCCTCAGAGGCCCACCCAAGGGCCTCACAGGACGCTACGAAGGTATCCCTATCTGGAAATTGGTAGCAATACATAGTTTAAGTAGTTAATTTGATTAGGTCTGCGTCAGTCTTACGGGTTGGGAAGTAGGAGAGGCGGGAGATGTGGCCGTTAATGTAGCCGCCAGTACCAGTAGACTTTCCTAAATTCAAGACGTTTACAACAGGAACCGACAAAGAACTATCGGAAGTCACAGTGCCATTGTATGCAAACGAAAGGTTGTTCACAGCAATAGCCCCAGCAAGCTTGTGGAACTGGTTAAACGGCGTGCTGTTGTTAGGAGAACTTCTATGTGTTTGAGTAACACCACCGTCAATAACAAGTATCACTGAATTGTTATTGCTACCATATCCAACTCGCCAACGTTCTGCTACAGTCCCATCATCAAATCCCGCAATCACTGAATTACCGGGTGCCTCTGCCTCAACAAACACCGTCCCTTCACTCTGGTTATACCAAGAGCTGAAGTTCGTCCCTCCAATCGTTGCGATGTCTAGTGAGCGGGTTACGGCACTACCGGACGTGGGGATATAGGAGCTTGGGGTGGCGGCTGCTTCTACCTGAGCACCCCAGACGTAAACACTATTAACAACAGAAGATGGGCCATCAATTTCCTCGGGTTCTGTGCTGCATCCAGCAGAAGCCCTTATGGTGGAATGAGAATCTGATGTTGCAGTAATAGAAGCCCTAAACCAACCATTATTAAAGGCCTGAATAGTTCCACTGGCATTGCTGAAATTAGCATTAGTGATTGCAGCTACTGCAACTGTGCCTGCATCAAGATCAAAAACAATATCGGCTCTAGACGGATAGAGTCCTTGCAACCTTAAGCTTGCATATCTAGCATCTTTCTTTTTGAAGAATAAACTCCAAGTATAAGTAATTGAAGTACTGCTTTTTGAAATCGAAGAAGAGTCTAAATAATTACCAGTGCTTGTGTTGTTTCTATTAAAAGTCGATGCAGTAATAGAAGCGTCAGGAGCTGCAATAGTGTCAGGAGTGATAGTTGAATTTATTGTTAACCAATTTCCTTGATCAAACTGCTCACTATACGTCAGCAAGTTAGTCCTACTCTCTTCAATCAACAACCCCAGACTCTGGAGAGTCACGGGGTCATGGTCAAAGCGTGGAGCACCGCTAGCTACACCAGTGGTGGGTATAAGGGTGGATGCTGTGGAACCGGGCTCCAACTGAGCACCCCAGATGTAGATGTCACCGCTAGCGTAGTTGCCGATACGCCAATTATATGAAGTTGTACCAGCAGGGGTGAGCGTTAATTGGCAACGCCACCAACCATTACCCACATCAGTGGATGTGATTATGGCGTCACCTGTAGCGGCAACATAATAAGATACAGTACCATCATCAAGGCTGATTGACGCTCTTGCTCTATTGGCACCACCGTCGTAGTAGTCAATAAAAACGCCTTGTCCTGTGGTAGTGCCCTTGGCGTATGAAGTGAAAGTCTGTATGCCACCACCGACAAGATTCAACCTCTCGCTTAAATATGTTGTTGTAATAGGCCCTGGCGCGGAATCACCAATCAATACAGCGGTATTAGAGCCATCTGGGGCAGGATTGTTCGTACTTTTCTTTGTTATGTTAACTGGTACCCAAGTACTATCCCCGAAGTCACTGTGAGTGAATTGGTTTATAGCACTGTTCTTGATCAACCCATCACTACCAACATACGTCCCAACACTGGCACGGCTGAAGGTTACTAGGTTGTTGCCACTGACGGCATCTGTAAGACTGAGGCTAGTAGCAAGTCTAAGGTCTAAGGCTGCATCACCGAAAAGGTCACCACCGCCACCAGTACCACTGAGGAAGATACGCCCATTATCAGAGCGTTGCTCAAATCTGGAGTTAAAAGTCTTTAAATAATTGATGCGCGGGAAGATTGTCTGGCCTCCCGTAGGCGTGTACTGATCACTCATCGTAATTAGAAGATAGTTGAATAATGTCTAGACCTTCTACTTCGGAAGGCTCTGAGTGGTAGCTAGGAGGCTCTACAACAGGGTCGGGAGGCAAATGAGTAGCGATACCCTCCTCAACCGCTGCAACCACCTTAACGTCGATGTAGCGGTCCTCTAAGGACCACAGCCAGCCTTTAAGAAAAAAAGCAATAGGAAGTGGAAGGTGTTGGTCCAACCACTTGGCTACTGCCTTAAATTCATTAAGCCGGAATTTTACCGGCTCCATATTAGTTCTGTACTGAGGTTGCGTAGCCGATGCTGTTAGGGCCCACTGCACGACGTTCAACGATTTGGTTACGGACAATGTCCAGAACTTCGTTGATAGTGTTAGTAGTGGTCACAGCAGCAAGTAGAGCAACTGTAGCGGCGGTCAAGACTTCGTCAGAACCGTACTGGAGTGAAACTTCGTAGTTACGTGAGGCCATAAGTAGTACTTAGGTAAATTTAAATGATCAGGTGTAGGTTTAAGCAGCTTGTGCGGCAATAAACTCTTCCACCCGCATGGATCCCTTTCGGGAGTTACAGGCTCTACAGGCCGTAACGCAGTTGGAAGCAGTTGTACCGCCACCTTTTGAGCGTGGTCGAACATGGTCAATAGTCAGTTCTTCAGTGGATCCACAATAGACACATTGGTGTCCATCACGAGCTTTAATCTGCTCCCTCCACATTCTGCGGGCATCACTGCTTCGGAAGGTGAGGAGGTCTTGCATGAGGCTCTGGGGGGTGTTCATGAGTCCGTAGTAGGTGGTTGGTTTACTGACGTTTGGGCTTTCCTCCAGCCCCTTGACGAGCCCGATTCTTCTTGGGGGACTCTCGAACAAGCTTGCCGGATTTAGTGTGTGAGTAGTCTTTACCTCCTTTGCCGTAGTTACCATCCTTTCGTCTGGCTGCATTTAACTCGGCTCGGTAGGTTTTGTTAGCTGTCGTCTTATTACGCTTGCGTTGTGCAGCGTTCTTCTTCGCTCGTGCTTTTGGGTTCTTTGCGTAGTAACGCGCAGATTTACCAGGGCTTTTTGTTCGTTTTGGGGCCATTAAATGTGCCCCTGAACTTCGTCAAATGATAGATCAGGTAGTTCAGCTAGTAAACCAGCTAAGGGGCTACCAGAGACAGGGACGCCAGTGATACCATTAACCTTAAGCCAGTCAATAGCAGCACGGAGATCTGCGGTAGTAGCCTCCCCTGACTTGATGCGGTCGATGATCTCAACTGTCAGCATGGAATGTAGTTGATCAAAGAGATCTTCAGATGCTCGTTTAGTCATGGATCACTCTCCCAATCCTTTGAGCTCCTCTAGCAAGAGCTCCACGCGAGAGCGGAGTTCTGCAATCTTCTCATCTTCTTTACGAGCAGGCTTGAGAGTGTCAATCAAGCTCTTGATGAGTTGAGCAACACTATTCTCTTTCAGTTTGGAGGATCCGATGACTTCGGATGCAACGAAGGCAGCGAGGAAGCCGATTGTTTCTAGGCTTAGTTTGACGCCGAGAATTTCGATCATTGTTCTT